TTTTTGGTAATAATACAGTGACTAATTCTGATATATATAGTTACACAACCCCAACATCTTCTAGTAACACAGGTATTAAACTTTTAAAAGCTGGAAAATACAAGGTTTCATATACGCTTAATTGGAACAACAACTCTTATACTAACAGGATTAATTATTTCAGCAGGATAGTTAAACATTCAAGTGCAATAACGCCAACCGAGACAGAGTTCGTTGGAACAAGAAGTTTTGGTTATTCAAGAGATGCCAGTTACGCAAAATACGCAACAACAACTTGTGTAACGGTTATTGATGTCGCGGCTAACGAATATATAAAATGTAAAACTGTAGTTGCAAAAAATGATTCTAGTTTTGATGATAATTTTGATGGGGTTATATATCATCAATATAGCTCAATAGTAATAGAATATTTAGGTAGTTTTTAATTAAAAAATAATTTAATATATAAAAAAAAACTTTTTAAGAGACAAATATGAGTTTAGAAAAAAATTTAAATAGTGTAGAATTAAAAGAATTATATGCCAATGTTTTAGAAGCTGGTGCTAATTATGATAATTTAGACACTACTTTTGCAGAATTAAAAGAATCTATAAAGCTTAAATTAAAAAATAGAATTGACTATTTAAAAGCCAATATAGAATATGAAGAGCAAGCAAGCGATGAAGAAAAAGCTTTAATAGGTGCTTGGTATGCTGCTGCTACAGAATAATTGATTAAAATAACAAATTAACTAAGCTATAAAACTATGTTTAGCATTAACAATATAGATTATAAAATAGCTCCTGTTAATTATATTCTCAGTGTAGATTCAAGCGTTGAGCCTATAACTTTAGATTATGTAAAAGATTATTTGCGTATCTCTAGTACAGATGATGACACTTTACTAGGCGATTTAATAACTACTGCCCGAAATTACGGTGAAAAATATATTGGTAGAGATTTTATAAACAAAACTTACTTTTGTTATTTAGATTCATTCCCTAATAGCTTTTACTCAATAGAGCTTAGAAAGTCAAAGCTTCAGTCAATTTCTTCAATAGAGTATTATAAAGACGATGTTTTAACAGATGTTGATAGTTCAATTTATTATTTTACTGATGAAAGCGAATATTCAACAATCAATTTAAAAACTACTGAAAGTTGGCCACGTGATGCAGACGATAGAAAACAAACTGTTAAAATTACTTTTGTTAGTGGTTATGGAGCAACATCTGCGGACGTGCCTCAAGGAATAAAGTCAGCAATGCTTGCGCATATTGCAAATATGTATGAAAACAGAGGCGACTGCATGGATTGCGACACAGCTTTTAAAAACTCAAAATCAAGCTCTTTATATGCACCTTACAGGCTAAACAAAACAATGTTTGAGGCTATTAGTGGCTTGTGGTAAAATATCTAGGAACATTAAAAAAATCTGCATATCTTATTATGATAAGAAGATAATTATTCAAAAACCTACTTACACGCCAAGCAACGCGCCTAATACAAACGCAATGGCAGGATTTAGCAACGTCAAGGAAGTTTGGGCTTTTATCAAGAGTGTAAATCCTTTTTCGGCTCAAAATAGCACTAATAATAATTTACAGACAATAACAACAGAGTTTTATGCTAGATATGATTCATCTATTATTATAGATGACACATTATACATTGAGTATAATTCAGAAAAATATAGAGTTGTTCAGGTTGATAATATTGATTTAAAAAATGAAACTTTAGTTTTTAGAGCTATAAAAAGAGGGGACGAGGCCAAGCTTGCAAATTTAAGATAATGATTTTTGTAAAAAAAACCTCAGACAAAATAACTAATCATTTGAAGCAATCTTCTACAAAATTTCATTATGGAGCAAGAAAAGGCTTTGATATAAATGGTCAGATGCTTGTGAAAAGCTTAAGGCACGAAATGACTCACGGCAGAAAAACAGGGCGCACATATAAGATCTACAGAGGAATAGGAGGCAGAGTTTTAAAAAGACCAAGACTTCATGTAGCATCAACAAAAGATGAGTTTCCAGCAGTTATCACAGGAAAGCTTAGACAATCAGTAGATTATAGAGTTTTAGGCAGTACCAAAATGAGATTTGGAGCTGGTGATGGCAGTATGGAATATGCTAAAATTTTAGAAAAGAGAAATGAATATCTAAAAAAGACTTTTATAAATCATAAAAATCAGTTTAAAACTAATCTTAACAGACAAATTAAAAAGGCTTTAGGGTTTAAATAATGCAAGGCTCAAATATAACAAATAGATTAAAAGAAATTGTTGGTAAATATACGGATGACTTTAGTACAATTATTAACGTTTCAAGCTTAACCAGATCTTCAACAACAGCAACTTGCACAACAGCAACAGATCATAATTTATCAACAGGTGATTATATCACTATAAGAGGAGCAACAAACCCCGTTATATTATCTTCATTGACAAGAGATGGGAATGTTGTCACAGCGGTTGCAAGTGAAACAACAGAATTAACAGACCCTAGCAAATACGCAAAAGGCACTAGAGATTATTTAACTGTTACAATATCAGGAGCAACTCCAACAGATTATAATGGAACTTTTAAGCTTTTATCAGTATCAGACGACAGATTAACTTTTACCTTTGAAATTTCAGAAACGCCTTCAAGCCCTGCCACAGTCGAAGGTTATATTTTGCAACCAGATTATGATGGTTATAATGGCTATAAACAAGTTACAGTAATAGATAGCACAAGTTTTAGTTATGATGTAATAGATACTTTAAACACGCCTGCACAAGGAACTATTGAGGTTTCTTCGCAAACAAGAATAGCATGGGCTGCCACAGCGGAAAGAGCGGAGCAATTTTATACATCTGATAGTATAACAACAAGCTATGAGAATTATATGTTTGTAGTTTTGGGAAGTAAGGCAGTTTATAAAGATGGTACTATTGCTAGTGATATAACTTCTTCTATTGAACAAAGCCAAGATTATTTTTTTCAGGCTGCTCAAGATTTTTCTATATATTTGTATATACCAAGTGAAAATGAAGTCTTGGGAGGTTTTGCATCTGATAAAGCTAGGGAATACGAAACTTTTATTTTAAAAAGTATAGCTAACTATAAATTTGAAAGCGTTTTATCTGAAGCTTATTATGAGCCAGTCAATTATGTGGGAAATGAGGCGGATATTTACAACACTGCTTATTATGTGCATAGATACGACTTTACAGCCCTTGGATATATACAGCAAGAAGATACCGTTGATTTTAATCCTGGAGTGCCTTTAAAAGCAATTGATGGAAGCATTAAAGACAAAGAGCTTGAGTTTAAACCTAGCTTTTAACAAACTACTTTTTTTACACATATTTTAAATGGCGTTTTTAAGGCTTTTTGATAATCTTGTATTAATAATTGGCTATATATTTATGAATTTAACAATACTTAAAATCATCACTCACAAAGGCATTAAATATTTACCAGGTCAAAAGGTAACTGTTAAGTGTGATGATTATGGTATTCCTTTAGACTCATTCTGGAGAAAAAGGCTAAAAGATTCACAAATAGACAATTGCCTTGAAATAACAAAAACCAAAAAAGATAAATAATGGCCTCTTCTTTTCCTTATATTACAGCAAATTTACAATCTGCACAAACCGCAGCAACTCCTGGAGATCGTAGAATACTTTTAATAGGTCAAAAAGTTGGTGGTACAGCAACAAGCGGAGCTTTAGAGCAAGATTTTTTAAGTGATGCAAACTTCAATGATAAATTTGGTAGAACTTCACAAATAGCAAAGGCAGGAAAAGCTATAATAAAAGAATTGTCAATATCTAGGATTAAACCAACAGTTGATGCTATTGGACTAGATGACAACGCTTCTGGGGTCGCGGCTACTGGTCAAGTCGCTTTCTCAGGAACTTCAACAGAGGCAGGAACAATAATTGTTTATGTTGACTCATTAAACAGAAAATATTCTTTGACAGTTGCAAGTGGTGATACTGCAACAACAATTGGGGCAGCTCTTGAAACTGCAATAAATGCTGACACTGATGCAGTTGTGACAGCTTCTAATGCGACTGGGACTGTTACTTTAACTGCAGTTAATGATGGAACGCAAGGAAACACAATTGGAATTCAAATTGATGGCACTGTAGCAGGAATTACAACAACAATTACAGCTTTTAGCGGTGGAGCTACTAATCCAAGCTTAACAGGTTTGTTTGATGTTATTGATGGCATAAAGTACTCAACTATTATTTACCCTCATGAATGGGGAGTTAGTACTTTAACTACTGAAACTGAGGCTAGATTTAATGTAGATAATAAAATATTAGATGGCCTTGGTATTGTTTGCGAAACTAACACTTACGCAAATATTAACACAAATGCAGACTCTTACAATCAAAAAACTCTAGCTTATATTGGAAATGCAAAAATTTCTGATACTAACTATGAAGGTGGTGCAATTTTTGAAAGCCCTTTAGTTATTGCTGCTAGGTTTGGAGCTTTAAGAGATTTAAGACTAACAGTCGGAGCAAATACTAGCTCAATTGTCACTAATGGTCAAAATATCGGAGGTTTCTTTTTTGGTGGCATTCCTTATCACAACACGCCATTTAAAAACCTACCAGTGATTAAAACTGGTTATGACTTCACAGATGTTGAGGCAACTGAACTTGAAAGCTCAGGAGTTATCTTATTAAGAAATAATCCAGCTAATACAGTTTTGATTTGTAATGAAGCGGTTACAACTTACAAAACAGACACTTTAGGCGCAACTGATACAACTTACAAATATATAAATTTCTTAGATACTCTTTCAATAGTTAGAGAATATATTTTTAATAATTTAAAAGCAGATCTTAGCCAGCACATATTGACTACTGGCGAGCTTGTAGCAGGTCGACCAATGGTAAATAAAGAGGGTTTTATTGCTATAATGATGGGTTATTATGCAACGCTTTCAGGATATAATGGCGACAATTCTTATGTTTTGTTAAGATCAGGTAGTGAAGAAAAAGACGCTTTTAAAGATTCTTTGGACAGCGTAGCTATAACACTAAGCACTGGCACGATCACAGCTGAAAGCATAGCGAATATTGTTTCACAAGTTCGAAATATAACTATAAACTTTACACCAACATTTGAATAGTAGGTTTTAAAATGGGAATACAAAAACAAGGTTCATTAACTATTAATACAAAAGTTATTAAATATGAGGGAAACGTCAAGATACAGGCGGGTTCAGCAACAAGAGCTGGCTATCCTCAAGTAAACGGTTCTTTGGTTGTTGTTGAGGATATAAGCACAAACATATCTAAAATTACTGTTCCTGTCAGAGTAACTTCAGAAAGTAACAAAACTTTTGATGAGTTCTATAACAACGATGATAATAACATTATTACATTTAGAGACAAAAACTACTCAGGTTGCTTTATGGAAGTTTTGCCAGAAAGAGAAGATTTGGAAGTTGTTGAATATATCTTTTTGGGAAACCCTGAAGCCTAAAGGAAGGGTACTTTGGTCAAGACGTAATAGTTTAAAAAATCATTAAGAATTATCCAAAATACAAAACTTTGTATTGCAAAGCATATTATAAACAAAAAGACAATTTTTTTGGCTAGACCATTAAGGCATTGCATCAACTCTTGGTTTTCAG